GGATGAGGATGCTCCTGCTCAGGCCCCGACTCAGAATGAGGATTCTGAGTATGGTGGTGGTCAGGTGACGGAGTCTCAGACTCCGGCTGCAGCTCCGGCTCCAGCGGCTGGTGCGCGTAAGCGTCGTCCGGCTGCGGGCGCGGGTGCACCTTAGACCAAACACGTGAATCAGGTGACGCAGTATACATAATAAAAGACTCATCAATAAAGAGTACCGATGAATTGGAATCAATATAGGGTCTTTTTACTTCGGGGCAACCGCTCAGAGGTAAAAGCGACTTTTTTCCACACTTAGTGCATTCGTGGATCTCTGGCATCTGAATACACATTTCAGGGGTCACGAGACGAATGTTGGAATTCAGTGTCCGATCAAACACAGTTTTAAAGTCATCTTCTAGGCAATCCTGGTATGCTTCATTGGACAGGATAGACCAAACGGTAGCATCCTTACTCACCCACTCTTCCTGAAACAAGGTAGAAAATGGGTTTGAACCAAACCAAAGCGCGAAAAAGATTTCGGGATGGTCAGGATCGTGTTCGGCAATACCTACCCTTTTTGAGTTCTCGTCATAGAGAGAGTACACATTCCAATCAAACGACCGATCTAAAGAACCACGGTACACGTCTCGGCCATTATAATGCCACTCTTCGGCATCATAGTCATCATCATGATCAGCTATATCTTCCGAGGTATCTCGGTAGACGTAGTTGGGTTTTAGAATTGAGTACATTATTCAGTGTCAAGTTATTCAAACTTTACAGTTACACGCACATCGTGACGGGTCATAGACTTTGTTGCAGACCGCGAAAGTTCATGACGCTTCTTCTTAGGTCCATCCGACTCTTTCGTCTCGTGTAGACGCGTCTCCATATCGGCATGAATAGCATCGCGGTTCTTCTCAAGATAATCCAGTACTTCATCTGAAATCGCCCACTCAAAGAAATTGAGTTGACCAACAGTCGTATCCATCTCGCGAAACTTAATACGCTTCCACCGACAGAAAGGATCAAACATCTTCTTGCTGTAGGCCTTCAGGTGAGACTTGTACGACAAGTAAACAATGATATGTTTATTCGTCTTGGACATGTATGAAATGTTATACTTCTTCGCGTAATTGGTCACAAACCAATCAATCAAACGAAGAGATAGGTTAGACTTTCCGCTCAGAATATCACGTACCCGCTCAGAATTCTTGTCATTGTAAAACCGTTCTAGACGATAAAGTACCCACTGTTCCTGGCTTTGTATTTCCATTTACTACACTTCATAACTACCCTGAAAACGGGTTTAATTAAGGTAAGTGTACTGAAATAAATGGACATGGATAAAGTAGAACAAATACTATTTCTTTATGGTCAAGATGATCAGCGCACTGATGCATGGCACACGAAACGTGGCGAGATGTTAACAGCTTCCGAAATTTATAAGGCAGTGAAAGATGCCTCTCCTGCCCTGAAACATGAGATTGTGATGTCAAAACTTATTCCAAGGCCGCCAAATCAAGCTGGATTTGGACCGAAAGCTCTTATGTGGGGAACTAGGTTTGAACCTATTGCCAAGTACATCTATAAGACGTATCTACAAGGAGGAGTTGAGATCGTAGATACAACCTGTATACCCCATCGGGACCATCCGTTCCTTGGTGCGTCTCCCGATGGAATTATTGTCACGGCCGATAAGAATGATTTCCGGTACGGTAAGCTAGTAGAATTCAAGTGCCCTATTTCCCGAGACTTCTCCAACGATACACCTATTCCATCAACATATTATCACCAAATGCAGTTACAGCTGGAGTGTACTGATATGGAAGAGTGTGACTACATTGAGATCAAGTTCAAGGAAGTGACGTATTCTGAGTGGCTGGAGTCTACCGCTCAGTATAAATCTTGGTTTGCGATTGATGAGAGTGGGAAAGTTGTGTATCGCGATATTGAAGATACCCGCGATGTAGCAACTTGGCGTAAAGAGATGATGCCTACTTTGGAAACTGAATGGTGGACTACAGTTTACTGGGTATTTGACAAATACCGGCTTTCAACTGTTCCGCGCGACCGAACATGGCTTTCGTCTAATCTTGATAGCTTTCGTGATATTTGGAATACAGTACAAACTCATAGAGCTGCCGGTACTTTACCAGAACATCCTAAAGAGAAGACAATTCTTACGATCTAATCTTATCCATCCAGTATCCTAATTTCAGTTTATAATAATTAAATTTGCGTGTTGAGAATTCCAATACAGTTTTTTCAAGTAGTTCCTTCGTGACATCCTTCCATTCGTTGACAATCAATACAGGTAAGTCTTCAAACAAATAATTGATTGGCGATGTCTTTACTATGGGAATACTCCCAATGCAAAGAGCCTCCCAAGTGCGATGACAATCAAGACCACCTCCCTGCGGAGATAAGACAAACGCATACTTGGCCTGATTGGTCCAAGACTCTAGGCGAGGAAGAGGTCTGGGTTCGTAAAACACCAGTTCTTTCGGTACATTTTTCATCGCATCAATACGATCATTCCCAAACTTCCGGTTCTGTACCGTGAAATGAAAGTTAGAATAACACCCAATAATTCTCTCAGAAAATGGCTGCTTATTCAACTCCAAAATCTGGTTCTCCTGCTGAAGAGGGGTCATCTTAGGACTCCATGGATGATCCTGGTTTTTGACCGTATGATAATCTAACCCGATAGGAATTCCGGATAGTTTTGGATGGGTGCCAACACAGTTCTGGGCATACCAATGAACAATCTTTTCATTCTCAATAAACTCGGTAAACTGCGTCTCATTACTAAAACAATCATTTGGAACCAGTTCATCGCAATCCCCAGAAACTAGAATGAATTTGTGTGGGATCTTATCAAGTATCTTAGCGAACTCTTTCATAGCACTGGAGCAAACGTATAACGCCGCACCATAGTGTAATTTAGTCCAGTCGTAGCTGAGTAGGGATTTAACGCTTGATATCGGAGTAGATGATTTCGCATCACACGCGCTCAGAATTCCGCGAGAAGATACGTACTGGCACTGTTTCTCAACATTCTCGTCAAATAGAATTAGAGGTGAAATACGAATACGTGCTCCATTCTTTTGAACGGCCTTCAGATGAAAAGGTCTGTGTTCACACTCTTCCTTTTTACTTAAGTCAACGCCCTTCATATCATCCGGACGCATATACGGAAGTGAATCTTCAATCTTTGCGCTGTACTTACAATCAATGAACTTTTCGGGACGGTAAATCGCGAAACCATTAAAGGCAGAATCACATTCTAGAAGTTGGGTTCTGTCTAGCTCTGAAATCTTTTTATGGATATAGTTCTGCATAGGCTCTACCCTTTGTAGCCAACTGTGTGGCCCATAGTGCCAACAACTGAAACGGTAATTGTCAATGGACAGTGCCCATGCGTCATAGTATGAATGTCGGTTAAATGAAACGGCATCCCAGTCGTCGCGAGACAGGACATTTTTGAGAGTTGGAATTACAATTGGGTCAGAACACACATCGTCCATATCCATCATAATAAGATACTTGTAGTCCCGTCCCTTCAAGTAGTTCAAAATTAGATTACGAGCATTACAGATGTTTTCACACCGAACTGATGATTTTCCGTTTGCACGAATAAGTTTGATATCAAACTGGTTACTGAGACGTTCCAGTTCCGAATATGTGTTATCAGTGGATTCATCATATGCAATAACAATTTGGTAACTATCAAATAGTTCGGTAATCTTTCGTATGTTCTGAAATACTGAGTTCAAATACTTCCCAACGTCTCGGACGCATCCCCCAATATACAAGGTACGTTTCTCAATGATCTTCTTAATTCGCGGGAATAGTCCAAGCTCAGACATAACTTTCTTCTTAGCGGCACGAATCGCGTCAATGCGCTGAGACCACCAATCTTCACGAACAGCCTGTTCAACAATACGCATAGATTCTGTAACATCTTCAAGCGGAAGACGTACAAAGGCATTAGGATCAATATGTGTTTCAAGATTTGGACATCCCCAGTAAAAAGGCAGGCATTCGCAAATTAGAGCCTCCCAGATCTTTTCAGTAGCATAATTGAATTCAGAGTTGTTTTCTACTGCTAGAACATACTTGTATTTTGAGTACACATTGTACCGATTATCATCCGGGACTGGGCCAATGTATGACGTAAGTTTATGATAGTTCTCCTTTCCATATACATCAATTGTCTCCATGTCTCGCAAAAACTGGATACGTAAATTATGTCCAACATCATTCGTCTTATGACTCAGAACAATTGCTACCTCATCTTTCTTTGGAGGAAGGTTCACAAGATCGCCTTTCAAAGTCCACTGGGCAGGATTCAGAAAATTGCGATGGGCATTCACGTGTAAGAACTTTTTGGGATCTGGCAATGACCATTCTCTCCAAGTCTTTACTCCCCATGGTTTGGTATCATCGTACACCCAAGGTTCCATCTGAAAAATCATGGTTTTTTTAGGATTGAATGAATCTTCCGTTTGTGGCATGCTGATTATAACCGAGTAATCTTCATCATTTTTCCAAGTCAGTTCAAAATCGTCGGTTGGCATCACTCCAAACTCTTCTGCCATTTTTTGTGGCGACTGCCAGAATCCTAGCATCTTGATCTTAGTTTTGCCAGATGATGGTTTCGTATTTAGTTTCTTGATGTACACTCCATCATTTGGGCCAAAATACACAGACGTGCTTAGAATATTCTTATCAATTTTGCTCTTGAAGAATCCAAGAGTATTGAACCCAGCACAGTTGGGATTCTCAAGTGCTAGACGCTTAGCTTCTTCTAACGGTACACGATTAAAAAATAGATCATCACCAATGTGGTCAAATCCTCGTACGAACTCAAAATTATCGTCGTCATCATCAAGTTCACTAAAATCCATTATGCTGAAATCTTTTTGAACGTCTGTGTCAACATCCTGCCCTTCCTTTTCGTACCACTTAGAAAATATTATATGAGGCCGTAGTTCTGTAGAAGGTAGTTCCTTACACACTTTAATAAGCCAATCAAGTCCTTGTTTAATACCATTTTTAGCAACATAATCAATCATAATTTGTGCACCCTTCTTATTGATTGAGTATGCGAAGAATCCGCCAATGTACAGGTTACGTTGTAACGGAGCAATATCAAAATTAGTATTGTCTTGTACCATATAAATATTCTTAGTAGCTTCTCTGTGTGGAGTAAACATATGATACCCAAGAACTAAGTATTCAAATGAATCAAGACGTGGTTTTAGAGACTCAAACTTCGCTTTAAAGTTATCGGTTAGAGTAATATCATCTTCAAGAATTACATAGTAATCAGTCGTAGTATCATCAATGAGTCGTTTCCACAAATAGAGATGACTGAGCGAAAACCCAAAGAATGAACGACGATTATTGAAATCGTTACCGTAAAAAAGATTCTTGAGTTCCTGTGTAGGTTTTAGGGTCTTGCCATCAACTGCTTCAATAAACTCATATTCAGTTACTCCAGCATCATCTAATACCTTCTTGGTTCGTTCTTTACGGTCAGGGCGGCGCTTCAGATTTACGATTTTTATGGGTACACTTTTACTACTAATGAACTGATCTTCATTGTTTAGGCTATATGCATTCTTTACTGTAGTGTCATTACGCTGAGAGGTAAGACGTCCGATGTGCCGGCAACATACCATATCAAAGAAAGCGGATCTATATCCAGCATTCATCCACTTCTCAGCGTAATCGCCTTCAAAAAAGGTGTTAGGACTATCATAATTTCCGAGCTTTAATATCGTTTCAACATCAATCATACTTGGCCGGAAACTGTAGTGTTTCCAATAATGACAATTCTTGTAAGGAAACTGTCCAATCTTATATTCATGAACCACAAACCCGGGAGATATTGGTGAATGCCCCTGAATTGTTACATCGTCAATTGTTTCAGAGTAACTGCGATTAAATAGAACCTGCTTGATATCCTTTTGAGACTTCAAGAAATTAATAGAATCTTGGACATACGAACGCTTCACGTGAAACAGGAAATCGTCTTCCATATGAATCCAGTACTTGGGTTTCAGTTCATTGAGCTTATTCCAAATAATATTCATGCTTTCGCGATGTCCCTTTTCTTCCGGAGTTTTATGGTAATAATTAATCCAAGGGTACTGCTTCTTCATTTTTAGACGGTCTTCCTTAGATGAATTATCGTCAACACAAAACCAGTAATCAATTTTATCAGCATCCGTCCAATGATTCAGGATAGAATTCACAGTCTCAGTGAACAGATCAAGACGCTTACACGATGTCATAGACAGAAATACTTGATTGGTTGATCTGGCGTTAAACTTGAACTTAGATGGTTTCGTAAGCAGCTGGCGATTCTTCTTAAAGAGTATATTCCACATAACAGTCATTTCTTTCGGTTCGTCCGTGTACTGAATATAGTTGGTGAGCCGATAAAACAAATCAAGTGTATCGGTGTCATCATTTAGTTCGGAAGCACTGAACTTCAGGTTCTTAAATGTTTTAGTTAAGATTTCGGGTTTACAAATATTATTCAGAATGATCTTCTTCCCACACTGATAAGCTAGTTTACGATTATTAGAAAAATAAGCACTTACGCTCGCATTAAACTCAAATACGTCATCGTAAAACTCTCGGAATAAAAACAGTTTATCTCGCGGATCTTTGTTATAGTTCTTGTGCTTCTCATACAGAAGTAGTACTAATGAATGAAGTCCGGCGTCTTTCATCAAATCGGTGGCAAAAATGATACCTTCAGTACGATCAGAATCAAAAGTTTCAGCCTTCAAGAAATACTCAAGTGCTTTTAGAAAGTTTCCTTTAGCCTTGTACTGAAACCCCAACATCAAACATGAATAGTACTTTTCCTGGACCCAATTGTTCAATTTATCGGCAACTAGAGTATACCATTCAATTGCGTCGTCTGGTTTATTTGCGTCCTTAAAACTTTGAGCACAATAGAAAGCATACCTATTCGCAAGTCCGCCGCCAGTCTGTACCTCCTTTTGGAACGCGGCTTTCAGGACCATGGCATCTTTCAAATACTTATCCTTATCACGACTACGTGATCCGGTTTTACCCGAATCAATGTAGTAATTTCCTTCAATGACACCTTCTGAAGGAATACCGTTCTGCAAACTAAGGTACTCGTGTAGGACACCAACAAATTTCGTTGGTTTGTGGGCCGTAACGATAAGAGGACGATAGTATGTGAACCCGGATCCAAACTTCAACTTATAAAAATCTTGAGTCAGCTTAGGGATCTTGATTGTACCGTGAATTGTGTCATCGGCGTCAAAAATAAAAATATAGTCAGCCTTCTTGAAAGCCCCCTGGAGTGCTAGAGTACGGTTGTACCCAAAATCACGCCATTCGTGCTGTAGAAGTTCTCCTTGAATTCCTTTTGCTTTAAAAAAGTCTGTAATGATTTCGCGAGTCTTGTCTGTAGAACCTGTATCGCAGATCACCCAATAAGAAAAGGTAATCTGATTCACTAGTCGTTCCAAAGTTTGTCCAATTACGTGTTCTTCGTCTTTCACAATCATATTGAGACATAGCGTACTCATTTGATTAACCACCCTTTGAATGCTTAAGTTGTTTTCAGAAGGGGACATACGATGTCCAAGCATTAACGCGGTAAGGAGTCTCTACACCCGGAGGAACCTGAGGGGGAGGGTTAGTTGGCTTAAAATTATTGGTGGTCTGTTCATAGTTAGACACACGAGTCCGATCAGTCTTCTTATCGTTGGTCTTATCTAAAAACGCAACTTCAAATCCCTCATGAGACTTGTAGATAACGTATGCAACAACTGCTATACCAACCAATATCGCGACAAAAGCCCAGTTGTCCTTCATTTACATATCTACGGCGTAAAAATGGAATGGCGTTTTCGTAGTTAACACATAATAAAGGAATGGACGACCGAGCGATCAAAACACTCAAGGAAATGCTCATTGATCGTGGGATTAAGGGTGACGTTATGGATCCCGTGACTCCTGCTATGGATGAGACTCATATGTACAACTTTGGAGGGGTTCTGATTGTCTACAGTACTAAGAATCGCATTGCCACTATTACTCCATTTGTTGAGTTCGCTAAAGAAAATGGGTTCAACTCAAGCATGATCATTATTACGGAAACAGTATTGAGTGAACGTGTTATGGCAACCCTGGTTAACCACAACTTAAATCGTGAGAACAAGTTTGTTCAGGTGTTTCTTCTGGCAAGTTTGTACTTCAATATTTCTAAGCATCATCTAGTCCCGAAGCATCGGTTACTGGATGATAAGGAGAAGTCGGAACTAGCCAAGACGTTCCCAACCCTGATGAACCTACCTCATATTCTAAGTCAGGACCCGATGGCAAAGTACCTTGGTGCGCGACCAGGAGATATTGTTGAAGTTACTGGAATGTGCGATACGTCGGCCGAGAATAAGCGCTGGCGAATTTGTGTCGCGGAAACAACAAATGGATAACCAGTTTGAGACTCTATCTCGTAGTTATCATGATAACTACATTGAGTACGCGACAACTGGAAACAGTACCTACAAGACTGCGTATGAGTCGGCGGAAGAGGGACTACAGTCAATTATTAATTCGCTGAAGTCACAAGTTGATACGAATACCCAAAACATTAAGGATACTATGGGTGGAAATGCCAAGGCTCTTTTTGCCGATAAGCAAGCCGCTCTTCGGGGCATTGGCGTAGGGATACATAAAGAAAAGGATCGCGTAAAGGAAGCTCAGATGCGGTTACCTCCTCCTCCACACCCAGTATCCTACCAGTCTCAGTACATGATCATTGGTGGACTTCTCGTAACTACCTTGATCCTACAATTTTTCTAAATCCACCAGTAACCTCTTTTACGATATTCGTGGACCATGAAGCGCGAATAGCTAACATAATAACTGAGAGGCACAGAATACAGAGTGCAACTAGGTAAATATTGTAAGCCGAAATAGCTGACATGAGTTTACTTGAAGTCGTAGCCTCAATCATCTTAAGTGTCTGAAGTTTGTCCATAGACTGCTTCAGGGTCTGATAATCCTGCTGGTACTTTATGAGATCAGCAGTGAGCTGATCAACTGTAGCCGTATCTATATCCGAAGTACCCTTATTCAGTTTTCCTACAATATCCCGAATCGCATCAGACATGTTCTGATTCAGGGTAAGAACCTTCTGAATGAGTGTATTCTGGGCTGCCGGGTCAGGTTCCCGAATAGCTGCAGTAATTGTTGAAGAGTACTGGGCTTTCAGAGAATCATACTGCGTCTGAAAGTTTTGGAGATCCGTCTTCCTTGAATCATCAAACACTTGGATATCCATTACTTTTCTCTGACACTAAATAAATGCCAACTACTGTAGGAGTCAACAAAGGCGCTACAGCTGCAAACGGTGGAAAGGGACCCGCTACTGATTATTCTATGCTTCTGGAGATGAAGCGCCGCGCCATCCTCGCGAAAGGTCAGATGGTAAAGCAGAATATGCCCCTCAGCGATCGGCCGATGACGCGTGGATTTGAGGAAGGCCCAGTTACTGCTCGTCTTCACTTACGTGGAGCATTCAAGAACTTTCTCAAGTTCTAAAATAACCAGAACTTTATACTGCCAATTGAATAATGACGGATTTTCAGTCCGCTTTTGATAAAAATACGAGTGGTATTAATACCACAATAACAACCCAGCTATCTTCGGTCCAACAATGGGCGAATATACCTGGTGCTCTAGTCAAGGCTTCGTCATCGGCTGCTGGATACCTTTGGGGCTTTAACTCCGTAAACAAAGTTTGGGTTTGCCAGCAGCCATGCACTGGTTCTTGGTCACAGGTAGATTTAACTAAACTAGCGCCTCCGCAGCCTTCATCTGTAGGGTACATGTCCGGCCCATGGATTGCTGGCAATATTCCAATTACAAAGGTTGATAAGGATGACCAAGGTAATCCGGTATATATCTCATATGAGAGTCCTTACACCAAAATGGTCAACTCTGCTGGATTAGCAAAGTATTACACTGGTCCACTAGCAAACTATTCTTCGGTGAATTGGCCCAGTTACAGCGCAACTCCTCCTGGAGCGTATAAGTTAACTCTCAACCCTACTCAGAGCTCTCCTCCGGTAACAACTCTTGATATTGCTACAGATGAAACGAATGTATATCTATTATTTACGAGTGGTGCGGATACAGCAGTAGCCACCAAGACTGCCAATAATCAGACTGACTGGTCAGTTGTTAAAGTAAGCACTCCAACATTCGTACCCACTAACCTTTTTTCAACTCATACCTATTTATGGTTACAGGGAGCATCAAACCAGAAGGTCAAGTTACCTAAACCCGTAAATATGTCTAACTCAATGCCAGTGGCAGACATCACTGTTAAGATTACATCGGCTAGTTCAAGCGCGCTATACGGTATTGATGCTACCGGAAATGCTATGAAGTCTGATGAGACACTGCAGTCTGGTTGGGCACCAGTAGCTGGTCTAGCGGGAGTACAGGTAGGATCTTTAGTTGGTGATCTTGATCAGACTGGCTTATTTGTTGTGAACGGATCCGGAGTCACAGAGTGTGAAGGGGACTGTTCCGCAAAACATATATCTCCAGTCAATACTCAGGGATATTTGCCTCTATACATGACCGGAGACCCGTCTACCCAACAGTTGTGGATGACGTCGTCTACATCCGGAAGCGTCGGAAATATCTTTAATCGTGTAGCTAACCCTGATTTCTCATCAATTTTGAATTCTATTACGCCATTAGATAAGAATCGTGATACGGTTGTTACTGACGTGACGAAGGATTACAACAAGCAGACTCAGGTCATGACAGTGAATAAGCAGATCTCAGATTTCCAGACAATGTTTAATCAGTTATTTGGCGATGCTACTAAGGCTACCGAAGAGACAAATACTCAAATCAGTAAAGTAGAATCACAGCTAGCAGTTGAGAAGTCTGATCTGAAGCTGATTAAGAATGTACAGCCGATGCTTCAGAAATTCGTATTAACACTGACTGTTGCCGCACTGATTTATGCCGTTTTCCCATTTATTGGTTGGTGGGTACATGCGATAGTACTTGTAGTACTCTGTATCGGAATTTACCTCTCTTTAAATAATGACATCACTCTTTCCGGGTTGTGGTCCAGACTGCCTTAAAGAAAAGAAACTAAAGGCTCTGAAGGCCGCTATGGACTCAGATCCTGGTAATAAGCAGGCGAAGATTGATTACTATACTGCTCTGAACGGACCCGAATGGTTACAGGATAAGAAAGACAAGGAGGCTAAAAGCCATGTTGAGCCTGTATTGACTGGGTACCGTGATAAGTATGATGGACTCAATGCTCAGCTTAAATCCCAGTCCCAGTTTTCTGGACTTGCCGAGTCTTTGAAATCCGACGGGGGTATGCCGTACTTAGAAAAGGATTACGAAGAAGAGAAGTCTAAAGCCGATGTTCTGAATCGGTTATGGGAACTATCGGGAAAGCCAACTACACATGTAACCGATTTTTTCGGATTACTTCTCAACATTCTTATCCTTGTTTTGGGTATTGGCGTTGTATGGCTAGGATACACGAAATATAAGAAGCACACATCTCCTCCGCCTTCATTTTTAGGAGGAAATCGTCTCCGTAAAAACTAATGGAGATCCAGTATATCTTCCTTGCTATTCTTGTTTTCATAATGTATGGGTTCACCGTATGGTACTCATCCATTGAAGGATTTGAGGATGGAAAGACTGAGGAACTACATGATGCCGATATTTATGATGATACATACGCTTCCATCTACGATTCGCTGTGGAATTCCAACGAGCGTATCAAGTACGAAGAGGTGTCAATGCAGGATATCTGTTTAGCTGAACGGGAAACAAATGCAGTGCGCGTACTGGATATGTGCTGCGGAACAGCGACCCACGCATCCTTCTTTCGGGATTTGGGAGTATCGTATATTGGCGTAGATACCTCAGATGCTATGCTGGCCAAAGCTCGCGAGAAGTGCTCTTCCGGAAAGTTCAATAAGGGCGACGTGACTCTTCCTCAGCTTTATTCTCCCAAATCGTTCAGTCACTGTTTGCTACTAGGGTTCTCTATTTACATGTTCCAGAATCCTCGGGTCTTATCGGATAACGCTTACCAGTGGCTCCAGCCTGGTGGGTTCTTTGTAGTACACCTAGTTGATCCCGATAAGTTTGATCCGCTACACGACCTGTCATCACCATTTGCCGCCTTCTCGTTACAGAAGTACAACGTTGAGCGTCAGACTGAGTCTATCGTCTACTTTGATAAGTTCAAGTACTCTGGAAAACTCCTGAAGAAGAAGAACGAAGATGATGCTTCGTACGATGAAGTTTTCTCGTACTATGACCCCGCAGATAACAAGGGCATCAAGTATCGCGAGAACAAGCTCAGCTTAAACATGCCTTCTAAGGAACGTATGATTGATATTATCAAGACTTCAGGGTTTCAGCACGTAGAGAGCGTAGACTTGACTCGTTGCGGTAAGGAATATCAGTATCTCGTATATTTTACTAAGTAGTAATAATGTCTCAGATAGAGCTGAGAGTCCTGAAACAGGGAGTAGAAACGCCACAAGTAATTTCGGCTTCTTTCTTTACCATGAAAGATGCATATCGTCTATTTGAAAAGTATACATCCCATTTGAAAACATTTTGTAGAATAACAAATATTCCTGGATTCTGTACTCGTATTTATACAGACGATACGGGTAAAGACATAGCCCTCCAAGTCGCTTCAAAGTACCCTCATGTCAGTGTGATACACTTCAATTGCCCAGCGTTTCGCGAAGAGGATGGACATGTAGGTACATTTGGAACAATGGTTAGATTTCTTCCCTTGTTTGAAGAATTAGAGTTGGTATGGGTATCAGACATTGATGTTCCTGAAGATTATTTAAATCCTAACCGGATTAAGAATATGGATAATGCTGGAGCTCAATTATCGTTTATGACCATGTTGTGTTACCAAAATAAACCATACGGTCGCCAGTATACAGTCTTAGCCGGAACTATTATTTCACGTATTCAGTTTCCTAAACAAATCTTAACCAAATTTTTAAATAAGGTTTTAGAAGGTGGGTTTCACGATATTATTGAAGAGCTGAACGAAACTAACAAGATACGAAAGAAAGTTCCGTCAAAATTTCCTTACGGAACTGATGAAATATTTACGAATACTAGTTTTTACAATTCACTTATACGACATAATATTAAATGTCTGGTAACAAAGTATTATGAACGCGCTGGTATATATTTAGCTTTCAATGGGCTACTAAGTAAAAAAGAAGAGGAACTGTTTTCTCAATATTATCATACACTGAAAACAGGATATATCCCACAAATAAAACACATTTTTAAGACACGACTACCTCAACTTGTACCGAAATATCCGTGCTTACAGGAAGTTCTGGATATTTTACCAGAGCTAAGAAATTCAATGACAAAGACATACGTTGTACAAGGAAAAGAATTGAACTGATCGCAAGATAATGAACGTCGTTGTATCTGACGGCCGAACAGTTATGGATTTCCAAAAATTTACTTTCTCTGGACATTTGCGGACACACGTCTACAAAGTTCTGGACGAGAACATTAAATTAGGTCATGCCGATTACGCAGGATATTGGACGTTAGAACTTTTATGTTCAGGTCTCGTTCATTCGTTATGGCAAACCCTATTTGAATCTTCGGCTCGGCATATTAACCGCGCAGCTCCTAATGTGTTTCTGTACTTAGTTCAGGCATACGAGAAGTTTGCCCCTTATGAAGGCCAATATTCCTTAATGGCTATGACCGATATGCGTAACAATATTCCGGCCCGTCAAATGGTATGTGAGGCAGCAGCTACTGTAGCCTTAACTCGTAAAAACAAACTGTCTTCATTGCCTACAATTAAACCTGAACATGATTTCCAGCAAGTAACTGTGACCGAGAACTTGAAGGCTCCATCCTCCAATTACGTTCGGCATTTACTAAAAGAAGATGATCCTCTAGACCTGTACGTGTCTCTGAATGAATTGGCTTACTGTTTACGCCCCGAGTCCCGGGATTTTACGCGAGCACTTTACTGGATTTCATGGATCTTGAAGTTCTGTAGTGTATTCAAGCAGACCAATAAACGCAATTTAGAATGCTCATATCGTCCAAATCCGTACATTGATGGAGTACACGGACGTCATGTGGTTTGGATATTTTGGGATGTTGTCCAGTATGCTGCCAGATCATCTCCTCAAGCAGGAGTTCTGTCTCCCTATATTGATGCGCTCTACAAACTTCATTGCTTACGATGGAACCCGAGCGTCATGAAATCTCGCTTATGTTTCCTGACCTGCGCATGTCTCTTTATTTGCGAAAGCAATACATTAGATATCCACTATCCGGTTCCACAAGATATTATCACGGTAAAAGGAATTGTTGAAAATATCCCGGAGTGGATAAAATCAATTATCCAAACTCAGAAGACATTTTCTACGTAACACATAAATGTTCGGAAAGAAGTTTGTACACTGCGCCGTTCTGGCTGGTCTGTTCTTTGTCCTTAGCTCGCCGATGACGTACGGTCTAGTTGACCGTGCAGTAAGCACGGTTGTTGGTCTAGTATCACCACACTCAGTTGAGTCTCTGCGTGTGATTATGGGCGGATGCCCGACGACGTACGGTATCGCAGTTCACTCAGTAGTATTTGGCCTTGTAGCCTACTACTTACTCCACAGCGGTGCGTAAAACGAAAACGTTTAAATCCTAGATCCCAAGACTAAGAATGAAGATTTTAGTCTTTGATACAGAGACCACAGGTCTTCCAAATGATATGAGTTTATCAGCTGTTCAATCTCCCAACAACTGGCCACATCTAGTGTCCATTTCTTGGGCTGTTCTAGATTCAGAGTCTAATTCAGTAATGAAGACACATTGTTATATTGTGAAGCCCGGTAAATGGACAATCCCTGAAGAAGCGTCGCGTATTCACGGAGTCACACAGGCTAAAGCTATGGAGTTCGGAATCCCGCTTCGTGATGTTATGGAAGCATTTAATGGTGAACAGTGCGACGTAATGGTAGCTCACAATTTAAAGTTTGATCTGAATGTTGTCCTGAACGCGATTATTTGGGATTTGGGTATTCCCTTCAAGGGATTCGTAAAGCGTAAATTCTGTACCATGGAAATCGGTACGCCAATGTGTAAGATTCCGGGTCGGTACGGTTATAAGTACCCAAAACTTAAGGAATTATACGAGAACGTCATGGGTCATCCGCCAAAAGCGGAACAGCTCCATAATGCTCTATTTGACACGCTGTATCTCTGTGAAATTATCCAGAAATCGTATGAAATACGGATTCAAATGGGACTAACTCCAGTACATATAAACAATGCGAATCAAGCGGTACAACGGTCGCAAGGTCCCATTCAAGCTGCCGGCCATACGGGAAACAAAGGAGGCTCAAGTTCTGTGGTGCGATGATGGGTGGGCATACATTCCCCAAATGAAGATCCGCAGGGCATTTGAAACGACCGATAGAGATTTCATGGAGTATTCCGAACAGTCATGGGATGGTCTAGTGCCTGCAAAGGTTCAATACGAAGAGAAGGTCCTGTACACGATTTATAATCATAAGAAGATGTGGATGGAAGTCGGAAACCAGTACTCTGAACTGTACGTTATAGACGAGGTCTGAAAAAACTATCCGTTCAACAAATGATCGCTCTAGACGTTCTTTATATCGCTCTAGCAACAATCTGTGTTTTAGCCATACTACAGATTTTTGCTTATGTGGCAACTCGGGTTCTGTACCCTCCAGAGCCGCAGATCATTTACCGGAACGTTCCCGTCCAAATGACGCAGCAGGCGCCTCCGCCACCGCCACCAGTTCACTCGCCATTTTTACAGCAGGGTCCGCCCCAGCAGATGAAAAACGAACCTACTTTAACTCATCCAACTCAGGAAATAAAACTACCAGAGTATGAGCCGCGCAACTCAACTTCAGACTCTATACGCGTGGACACCCAGCTCCCGGCTGGTCTTCAAACGGTCAATCCCCGAGACCTGCCTTAAAACTTTTCGCGTCCCTCAAACTACTGGAACTTCAGGATGGATCATATTCACTTACGAAAACGCCATTCCCGTGTGTCTTTGGATGACCGCACAGGAGTGTCGTCGTATTCCGTGTATTGTGGACGAACGTATTTGTGGGGACACATTCCTCCGAGCTGAGAAAATGGGGCCTTACGAATTTGTGATTTCCGATATCTTTATCTTCAATTCTAATTGCGTGTTTGCTTGCTCTACATTTGAACAGCGGTATCATTGGCTGAAAGATCTTATGGATACGTTTATTTATCCTACTAAGTTCACAGCCCAGTTCATCCATAAGAAGGATCTGAATAAGACTCATAAGATCCGAGGGTATGAAGAACATCCCAATGAGCCAGGTAAGCATGGATACTTCAGCGATTCGGATGATAGACAGGATATTGTGAAACTTCCGATCCCGGATTGTTATGAAGTTGCGGGTAGTGGGTATCTCAAAGTCCCCGATCTAAAAACGTCTGTATTCTTGCGTTCTAAAGGATCTTCATTCAAGCTCAAGTGTTCTAAGAACGATGATGGATCCTGGACAGTTCTGGAAAACATTCCTTCCATAGAGTAAATGGCTCGTAAGGGTACTAAGAAACAGGCTACTCGCCGCCGTAAGATGC